CTGCCCCAACTTTAAAGCCCGCATCCTCATAAGCGTCATGAAAGATGCGGGCTTTTGCTGTTGCGTAGAAAACGTAGATGGAAGCGTCCACAGCCATAGCGGAGTGGAAGGCAGTAAAGGCAGATTTCAGGAACTTGTAGGCATCCTTGTCATTCAGATCGTCGTTCTTTATTTTCCCGGAGGAACTTTCCAGAGCCACAAAATACGGCGGGTCCGTGCAGACAAGGTTGACCTTCTCATTTCCGAGCAACCGCTCGTATGTCTCCGGCAGTGTAGAATCTCCGCAGATAACACGATGCTTTCCGAGATGCCAGACATCGCCTGTTTTGGCGACGCAGGGCTTTGCAAGTTCCGCATCCACATCGAAATCATCTTCCTGTGTTTCACCATCATCCAGTGAGAGCAGGTCGGTAATCTCCGCTTCGTCAAAGCCCGTGAGTGAGATGTCGAAGTCCAGGCCTTGCAGGGCTTCCATCTCAACGCGCAGCATATCCTCGTCCCATCCTGCGTCGAGTGCAAAACGGTTGTCCGCGAGGATGTACGCCTTCTTCTGCGCTTCCGTGAGATGATCGACGAATACGCACGGTGCGCTCTCCATCCCCTCCACCCGTGCCGCCGCAACGCGCCCGTGTCCTGCGAGAATGCCATAGTCCTTGTCGATAATGACAGGACTCACGAATCCGAACTCCCGCAGACTGCCGCGCAGCTTGTTGATCTGCTCGGGCGAATGTGTTCGTGCATTGTTGGCATACGGAACGAGTTTACTGATCGGAACGAGCTTCATCTCCGATGTTGTTTTGTTCAAGTGACTTCCCTCCTTACTTCCTCGAACGCAGCAGCCGTTCCATCCGATCCTCCTGCGGAGAGCCGACGAATGTGGTGGTGCAGTTCTGCTTCACGATGTCGAATATCTCATACCAGAGCAGATTGGACTGTTTCTGGAATGCCTGCCCCATCTGGACAAAGGGGCTTGCAATCGCCCCGCCTGTGGTCGGATGCTTGCCGATGAGCCCGTATTGACTCATTGCCTCCTCGCACTGGATAAAGCGGGCAAATGCCTGCGCGTAGCTTTCAATGAGCCGTGGATTCACGAGACGCTCACAGCCGCGCTCCTTGAGCCACAGCCACGTCTCGCGGAAAATCTCGTCTGCACCGAGCGGCTTTCCATTCCGCTGACGCGCAGACAGGAACTCACTCGGATTCGGCATTTCCTCACCGTAGAGGTCGGCGGCATCCACAAGGTCTGCACTGTCCAGTTCCGTCATGGGGAACTCCATGATGTGCGCTGTTCGCCCTCCCGCGATTTTATCTGCGAGTGGCTCGGGTTTATCTCCCGCCCGGATGCGCCGTCCACCACGATTTGTACCGTCACGCGCCATCTTCTCGCCCCCATTCCTTTAATACCCCGTTTGAACTGACGTTTTTGTGCGTGCGCCCCCTCCCCGGTCCAGTAATGGCGCGGTTTTGGAGATTTGACCACCCCCTGGGGGGACAATATCGTGTTGCATTTGCTTCACTTTCGCGTTACAATAACCAAAAGGAGGTTATCCATCATGTCCAAGACCGCAACAATCAATATGCGCATCGAACCGACAATCAAAGCGCAAGCTGAAACCGTTTTTTCCAGTTTCGGCATCTCCGTAACCGACGCCATCAACATCTTTCTGCACGCATCCATCATGGAGGGAGGCTTCCCTTTCCAACCGAAACAGCCCCGTTATAACAGGGAAACGCTTCTTGCCATGCAGGAAGCACGCGACATCATGGATGGCAAAATCGAGCCGAAGCGTTATCCGTCGCTGTCCGCACTGATGGATGATCTGGATGCGGAGGACGCTCATGCTTGATCTCGTCACCACCACGCAGTTCCGCAAGGATTTAAAGAAGCTGCGTAAACGTGGAGCAGATATGCAAAAGCTGGATGATGTCCTGCAAATGCTCTGCGCGGAAAAACAACTGCCCGAAAGGTATCGGGATCATGCTCTGGTTGGTGACTACATTGGTTTTCGTGAGTGCCACAATGCCGGACTGGTTACTTGTGTACGCCATCGACAAAGGAAAACTGATTCTGACCGCTTCCCGTACGGGTTCGCATAGTGACCTTTTCTAGCCGATTCATTGGAGTCGGCTTTTTATTTTGGTATTCTCCGCCGATGAATCCGCTCATGACATGACGCGCATAGCGACATCAAATTACTCGCGTCATGCGTGCCGCCGTCAGCAAGAGGTCGGATGTGATGCACAAGCATCGCGAGGATATATCTGCCCTGTTCTTTGCATTTCTCGCAGAGCGGATGCCCTGCCAAGTGACGGTCACGAATCCTGCGCCACGCGCTGCCATACCTCTCGTGCTGATCGTAGCCGCGCGTGAAGTTCTCATAGTGTCTCTGCATGACTTTTTCATGCGCTTCACAGTAACAGCTTTTTCTGTCGGTAAGATTTGGACAGCCCGTCATTCGGCAGGGACGTTTCGGCTTTCTCGGCATCATTCCATCTCCATCAAAAAAGCCCTCACGGAGAATTGCTTCTCCGAGAAGGCTGATTCCATATCCTATTCTTGCTGAGTATATCATATCACTGTCAACCCTATGAACGCAACGTGAACCTTTGTGAACTTATGTGAACTCGAATGAACTCGGCTGTCTTTTTTCCAAAATTTTTTCAACTTCATCCAGAGCCTTGGCATGAATCTTGTGTACCAACCGAATGCTGACGCTCATATCCGCTGCAATCTCTTCCCACGATTTGAAGCTGTGGTAGCGCCGCTCAAGTACCATCTGAGCGTTTTCGTCCGCGACCTGCCAGATCGTATTCATGATCTCGAGTTTCAGACTGATCAGACGGTCGATGTCCGCATTGATCTCGTCCTCCGTGTCGGTCAGCCGTGCGATGATAGTTTCCATCCGCTGATTGTTCGGACTTGGACTCTTTGGCATGTCGCTGATGACGGCGCTCACATTTATTACCATGTCACGCAGCCGCGACACATGGGCGACCTTATCATTGATGCGTCGGTCAATGTTCCATGCCTGACTCAAATACTCTTTTGCCGTCATGCAAATTCCCCCTCCAACTTTTCAAGCAGCCATTCTCCATCTATGCTCGTCAACTGTCCGAACCATGCGGAACGAAAGAACCGCTCTGTCTCAGAGCGCATCGCTGTCGCTGCAACATTCTCTGCGTCTTTGGCAAGAGCCGCCCGCGCCCACCGATAATCCTTTGCCGCCTGTTCGACGATGGCGTTTGCCAGAATCTCATAACTCATCATGTTACCTCCGCTTTGACGGCCTCAATCAGAGCCGTCTGTGTCTTGTCCTTCCGTTTCAAAGCACGGAGGATTTTCTCGTCAATCGTGCCCTCGGCAATGATGTGCTGCACCACCACAGTGTTTGAGTTCTGTCCCTGCCGATAGAGCCGCGCTACGGTCTGCTGATAGAGTTCCAGACTCCATGTAATGCCAAACCATATCAAGGTTGAACCGCCGCTCTGAAGGTTAAGACCATGCCCTGCACTCGCAGGACGGATGAGGGCGACAGGGATTTCTCCGCAATTCCATCGGGCGATTGCCTCATCCGTATCCAGTCGGACGCACTGCACGCGCTTTTCGATGCGCTCTGCGTCATGCCGAAACCAGTACGCAACGAGGAGCGGTTTGCCGTTCATACTCTCAACGATGTCCTCCAAGGCATCGAGCTTGCGGTCATGTATATGCAGCGTAGCTCCATCGTCGGTGTAGACTGCGCCATTTGCCATCTGCGCGAGTTTCCCGGACAGGACACCGGCATTTGCCGCCGTCACCTCATCGCCCTTCATCTGCAAAACCAACTGCTCGCACATCGAGGCGTACATCTTTCGTTCAGTATCGCTCATCTTCACCGTGTACTCACTCTCGATCAGATCGGGCATCCTCAGATGGTCGGCGGCTTTCATGGAGATGGTGATATCTGAGATTTTCTCGTAGATCCGCTCCTCGGCTCCTGGCAAGGGAGCGTAGGAGAATACCACCTGTCCGTTTCGCTTGTCCGGCACGAAGTAATCTTGCCGGTACTTCGTAAGGAACCGCCCCAAACGCTGTCCCATGTCGAGCACCT